ATGCTGGCTCTAATACAGAGTTAAGTATATATGAACTAACAAAAAAAATTTGCAAGGTAATTGGATTTGATGGGAAAATAACAACAGGTGATATATGTTTAGATGGGACGCCGAGAAAGAAAACTGATAGTACACTCTTGAATAGCATTATTTCTTTCAAAGAAACACCGTTTGAAGAAGGATTGAAGGCAGCATATCAAGATTTTTTAGCAAAAAAGCTTTTATGACAATAGTATTGATAACAGGTGGGTTCGACCCACTTCATTCGGGGCACATATCTTATATAAATGATGCCAAAAAAATTGGTGACATGTTAGTTGTGGGTATAAATTCTGATGAATGGTTAAAACGAAAAAAAGGCAAATATTTTTTACCAGCGTCTGAAAGAAAAATTATTCTTGAATCTATTAAAGGGGTAAATCAAGTCATTGAATTTGATGATAATGACAATACAGCAAAAGATTCAATTCGTGTTTTGAGGGAATTATATCCATCCGATAAAATTATTTTTGCTAATGGTGGAGATAGAACAAAAACAAATATACCCGAAATGGATGTAATTGATGACAATTTAGAATTTGTTTTTAGTGTAGGGGGTGATGACAAAAAAAACTCTTCTAGTTGGATATTAAATAATTGGTCTAATTCATAAAAAATATTGATTTATACATCATTAATTTTAAAATAAATCAAATGATTTTAGATCAAACCACAACATATAACGGCGACCTTATTCATAAACGTTTTGCTTACGAATTTCTCCGTAAGAATGTATCACCCATCGGAGACTTAATTTGTTTCCGGGGTGCTATGAATGTAACAACTAACCTAATTGATCAAGAAGATCTTTTAGCTAAAGACTATATCTATAGCAATGATGCAATTAATTTCTGCTGGGAAATTCCAAACCTATGTCCTTTTGGTGCAGTAGCTTTCCAGAGATTATTCAATACTCAAATTGCTAATATCTTGTCTGTTCGATATATTCAAAAGCCAATTGAATTAAGAGGTGATGATTTAATTGTTCATGATGTCTTTACAGGATCTGATGGAAAAGAACAAACCAAAGGCAAAGCATCTGTATCAATTACATATTCCACTAATAATGTAGCTATTGGACATACGGGTATCAATATTGATGCAGGCAAAAGTGCACCCAACTTTGCTTATTCAACAAAGTTAACTGACGAACAAGTTCAATTGTTTATGAAGGATGTAGAAGCAGTATTTTACCATACAGTACGCGATATTCAGATTGCTACTACCAAAGTTATTCTGTAATGGAAGCTTCTATTTTTGATTATATCAATTCAATCCTTTTCGATAAGAGATACATAGATGATATAAAGTATGAAGAAGGACAATTCAACGTTTTTATGTGTAATCGGTGGATTTCTATGTATAGCGACGTTTCTGCTGAAATTATTAATGAGACGACCAACAAATACTGGCCGGCATTAACTTCAAAAGAAGATCAATACAATTTTCTATATAATATCTTTCCTAAGTTTAAAAGAAAACGGATTGAATATATTAAAAAACATAAAGAGGATAAAGCAGAAAAGAAAGAGACAATAGATATTGATAGTCTATTAGCACAAAAGTATCAAATTTCTAAAAGAGAAGTCCAATTATATAAAAATATATATGAGTCTAAATAAATAGACTCATGAACTTCTCTTCTTTATATGAACATTTAGTAGATTTATTTGGTGATGTGTTAAATGAAGGTTTAACACAAGATCCATATTACCAAACACATCAATTATATAAAGATATAGTAAAATCATTTGAAGAGTCAGAAGAAGGAATAAGGGGGTTAGAACGATTGCTTCATGACTACTTTCAAATGAAAATAGAAAAGAGAGATTCAGAAGATCGATCTGAATTAGATTCATTACGCGATGACACTGTTGAAAAGGTTAGATCTGTTTTCATACCATGGGATGAAAAACGCTTTGCTAAAGAAAAAGCAGATAAGGTTGATTCTGAATCTCAACATGCCAATGCTGAATATGAAGACCGCATTGATAAAGCTTTAGAAGTTCAAGCTATTGAAAGAGGTAAAGACAGAAGTGAAATCAATACACCCATTATTAAAGATGCTTTCTTGGAAATGCTTAGAACAGTGTTTAAAACAGTAAAAGCAGCACCTCTTAACACAAAATCTTTACAGCATCAATTAACCGGTGAAAAGAGCGAACTTTTTAATAAATTCAAAGCATATTTAAAGCAAAATGATGAATTGAAAAAATTCAAATTAGAGCTTGAATTGAAAAAGATAATGCCTGAATCGCTAAAAGGTAAATTCCAACAATTTATAGATGGGGAAATTACTGAAAGAGATATAGCAGAAGCTATTCGTTTATTATAAGGACTGTGTCGCGAAACAGATTGATTTTTAGTCAATCGGATGAAACGATATCAGTATTCTAAATTATTTTAAATTTTCTTTAGAATTTTGGTTGTTAAAAAATAAATAGAACTAAAGACTCATAGTGACGTAGCTTTCTAGAAATAGAATGGATGTTAATCAGTAATGATTTGAGCACATCGTTGGGAACCAACGATTACAGATATGGAGCTGAAATAAGTCCATCATGTTGTAATAACATTATTGGCATTGGCTATGAAGTATTTAAAGTTCTGTTCTTTATGAACAGAAGCCGATGGATCCATCGGTAGTTCACCTTAGTTGACTTATAAAAAAAGGGCATAATTAATAGTATGCCCGCTGAATTACCAACAGAGTTAGATAATTTAAAAAATTCCAAAAGCCTCATTGACCTTGATGGTCATTCTGGAGGCTTTTTTGGTTTAGATGAATATAAGCTTTCCTTCGTTTTTGCAGATATTGTATTAGTAGAAATGATCGATGAAGTAGAAGATGCACAAGGATCTGCTATCCAAAGAAATGGATTATTCATTCCTACTAATGCAGTGACCAAAGCATGGAGAAAAGCAAAGGTTGTTTTAACAGGCCCAAGTGTCAAATATTGTAAAGTAAATGATATTGTCGTATTTCCTAATGATAAAGGTGCTTCTGTTTCTAATCTTGAAATTGAAGGATACGGAAAAGTAAAAAAAGGAATGTTCTTAAATGAGGAGAGACTTTTTGGTATTTGTAAGAAAATGTAAGTATGGCAAGCTTTACTGAATTAAGAAATTTATTATTAGAAAACGTATTAGACATCAGATTCTTGAGAAGAACACCAAAGCCTGGTTCAGGTTCTACGAGAAGAATGTTATGTACAAATTCAACTAATTTACTTAATTCATATAATGGAAAATTAATTTTAGGATATACAGCCCCCACACAATATCCAAAATTTGATCCACAAGCCGAAAACATTATTATTACTTGGGACATTCTAATGCAAAACTATAGATGTATAAATGTTGACAATTGTACTATTATTCAAAAATTACCAGCTAACGATGAATTTTGGAAATACTTCAATGAGAACGTTTATACAATGTCTACTTCACAAAAAATTAACTTCATGAACACATGATTAACGTACTTGAAAACAATTTAAATAATTTTCTTCAAAGGGAAGTATCCTTTATGGTAAACAATAAAACCATAAAGAAAGGCAAATTATTATTATTCACTGTCAAAGATTTTTATATTACTTTTTTATTAAAGGTCAATAACGAACAAAAGAAATTCGAATTGCCATATCCATTTTATAGTAATTCAAAAGGATTAACAGCTGAAATGAATTATACCTTAAATGAAATTTCACATAATTGTGATCACCTTTATTTTAAATTGAAATCTTTGACACCAAAGACTAACGCTAAAATTTACGATAACGTAGTTTATATTGTTGGTGAGTGATCTCTAAACGAAACCAGATAAAATGACATCATGAATTTGATGTCATTTTTTCCTGATGGATATGAACCACTACCTCAGCAAGTAGAAATTATTCCAAGAATAGAAAGAGCTTTTGAATCAGGTAAGAAGTTTGTTATTTGCTGCGCACCTACTGGCTCCGGCAAATCTTTTTTAGCTAAGACACTAGCTAATAGTAGTTCTATTTCTCCCACAGAATTTATTAAGTCTATCGAATCCAATCAGGCTTTTGCAATGGATCAATTTGGTGCATATCTTGATCCAGATGATTGTTCGGGCATGCCTACATTTGGTGCCATGGCATTAACTATCACTAAGACGTTGCAAGATCAATATGTATCATTATTCGATGATTCAAAAGCATTGAAAGGTAAAGCAAATCATACATGTGCTATTGATCCAAAATTCACAGCAGATATTGCACCATGCATCTTTAATTCAGATTTGAAACACGAATGTCAAGTTGCTAATAAATGTCCATACTATAATTCAAGGAATGAAACATTAGTATCACAATTTGGCGTTCTAAATTACAGCATGTTTCTGTCATTACCCGGACACGTAAAGAAAAGAGATTTTATTATTTGTGATGAAGCTTCAGAATTAGAAGATGAATTGGTTAAACGATTTTCAAGAGAATTGAATTATAAAGTTCTCAAGAAGATGAATATTTCCATTACATCCATCCCAATTAATAATTATACAAAGTTTAGAACTTGGTTAGAAAACTTTGTAGGTGATCTTTCAGAAGAAGTTAATACATTGATGGACACAATGAAGAAGAAAAAAACATCTACTTCATTAGTAGATAGACAAAGATTGTCATTATTTAGAAATTTACATATGTCACTCAAGACAACTATTGAGACTTGGGACGATTGTGAATATATTCTCGAAAAGACAAATGAAGCAATTACCTTAAAGCCTTTGAGAATTGATAAACTTTCTCAACATATTTTCAATTACGGAGAAAAAATTCTTTTGATGTCTGCTACTATCATTGATCATAAACATTTTGCCAGAACGCTTGGAATCACTGATTATGAGTATATTGAAGTAGATTCAACCTTCTCTGCAAAGAAAGCTCCAATCTTTTGTACAGGTAGAGTTAAGTTGAATTATAAAAATTTAAAATCATCATTGCCATATATTGCAAAACAAATTAAAAATCTTTGCGATCAACATAAAGATGTAAAAGGAGTAATCCACACACATACTATGGAGATTACTAATTATCTCAGAAATAATTTAAATGATCCTAGATTCATTTTTAGAGGAGAGGGAATGACCAATGAACAAATCCTCAAACAACACTTAGAAGACCCATCACCAACTATCTTGGTATCACCTTCATTAACTTATGGAGTAGATTTAAAAGATGATTTAGCCAGATTTCAAATCTTAGTGAAAGCAGCTTATATGCCATTAGGAGATGAAAGAATTAAACGGCTCTTTAAAGAAGATGGTCAATGGTATGTCAATAAGATGCTTAATAATCTCATCCAAGCGTGTGGTCGGGGTGTTCGATCTGTAGATGATTATTGTGTGACATATATTTTGGACGGATGCATTGTAGATGCGGTCATTCAGAACAAAACCCGATTACCAAAGTACTTCTTGAAGCGATTCAATTAAATATATATGTGGAAATACAGACATTTCATTTTGAGATACGTGATATCATATCGCAATTTATAGCTGCTTTTGATGATGTAGTTATAAATCGATATGATAAAAATCGTACTCCTAGATCAAATGTTAAAGTAAGATATGTTTATTCCCCAAAAGAAAGAGTCTTATTTGATCTAGTCAATAAGGCCCAAAACATGACTTTACCTGTTATTGCAGTTAATGTAACAGGCATTAGTAGAGATGAAAATAGAGTCTTCTCTAAGCTATACGGATTTGATGAAAGTGATCATTATTCTGATTCTAAACCAGGAAAAAATCATGCTCATATAAATATGCCAGTCCCAATAGACATAAGTGTGTCAATGTCTATTTTAACAGAATACCAAACGGATATGGATCAGATATTATCTAATTTCATTCCATATTCAAATCCTTATGTTGTAATAGCATGGAAAATACCAGATGCGATGGGTACTGCAACCCCGCAAGAAATTAGATCGCAAGTATTGTGGTCTGGTGACATGGCAATGAATTATCCTAATGATACAACAAAGTCTGACAAGTATAGAATTGAGGCAACTACTTCATTTACCATAAAAGGCTGGTTATTTCCTAAAGAATTGCCTAAACAACAAAATGTATTTTTTATTAATACTAATTTTTCTTCTGCATTGTTAGAGTGTGATAATTTTTATACAGCAAATTCAGAAGCAGAACTTTTACCAGTGAGACAAAATACAAGAACAATAGAATTTTCTGCAGCTCCAATTTGCACATCTATCTATTTCCATGGTACATTAATTGATGATGATTTTATCTTTCAAAAAGAAGAAGCAGATTTTCCTTTCATGTTATTGGGTAATAATTATGATCATACAACAGCAGTATTGTTGTCTTCTTCATCTACCATATTATCTTCAAGTCTAGCATTATTCAATTTTGATTATTATCCTTCAATTAGTGCTTATAATATTCCTTTATCTTGTTATAAGATTATCAATAATTATACTATAGAATTGAATCTCCCAGAACTAGTCAGTGATGGTGTATTCAATATTATAGTTGCTAATAGAGCAGGATGGCAGAAATTTAAATATAACTTTAATATTGGTGATGCACCCAGTAGCTTACTATTACCACCACCGTCACCGCCGCCGCCACCAATTGTAGATGTCACTGGAAAGTATTTCTTCTCATTATTGAATAACGATTGGTATGATTTAGCCAACTGGTTTGGTGATGATTTAAAAACTGTTCCTGCGACATTATTGCCTGATGATACTATTGACGTAATAGTACTGCCTCATACATTGCGTCCCGTTGTAAATCTGGACAATCCAGAATGGGCCGATCCCAATACTATAGATGCCGGAACTGCGGGTATTACATTTACATCAATTAGCAATAATAAAGTGTATTCACCAATAGTTGGTGATGTCATATATGAAGGTAGTGCTAGTCACGGTTAAAATATTAAAGTACATGATAAATAGTGGAAATGAGTTCTTTAGATGATGGTCGTTCTTCTACATTTGGCAGAGATTTGATGAATTATATCTCATCAAAATTACCCTATTCGGGTTATAATGTTTTAGATGCATCTGAAAAACTAAATCCAAAATTTAAGTATTTCGAAGAAGTTGGCTCCAGAAGGGTAGAAGCTTTATCTAAACATTCTGTTTCACAAAATAGTGATTATAATAATGCGGGCATAGGTGCCATTCAGAAAGATTCTAGATTTTCTGAAATCATGTATGCCAATATCCAAAAGGATAAACCAGCACGTATACGTGACTATCGCATTATCGCTGCTTTCTCAGAAGTATCTGATGCATTAGATGAAATTTGTGATGAGATAATTAATAAAGATTCAGACGGTAATATTATCAAATTGCGTTATAAAAATGATAATCTCAATGAAACACAAGAAGAAACACTGAATAGAGAATTTCAAAAATATATTCAATATTTTGATTTAGATAATAAAGGATGGGATATTTTTAGATCATTATTGGTAGAGGGAGAGGTTTTCTTTGAACATATCATTCACGAGAAATATCCTAAAGAAGGTATCTTGGGTGCAATTCAGGTTGGTGCAGATATGATTGATCCTGTTTTTACTAATGTACAAAACATGATGGTAAAGGCGTTTTTATATCGCAAACCAAAGTTTGATCCTAATAATCCCACCAAACAAGTTGGGCATGAATATGTTCCGATGGACAAAAATCAAATTACTTATATTCATTCGGGTATATGGAATGAAAATAAGACCATGAGATTGCCTTTTCTGGAAAACGCTAGAAGAGCATATCGTCAGTTATCGATGATTGAAGATGCGATTATCATTTATCGTTTAGTCAGAGCACCTGAAAGGTTAGTTTTTAACGTAGATGTTGGGAATATGCCTGCTCCCAAAGCAGAGTCTTACCTACGAAAATTACAACAACAATATTGGTCTTCTAAAACATTTGATAATAATCAGGGTGGTGTAGTACAAAAATTTAATCCACAAACCATGTTAGATAGTTACTGGTTTGCGAAGAGAGCCGGTTCAGAAGGAACATCTGTTACAACATTACCAGGTGGGGCAAATCTAGGTCAATTAGATGACTTAATGTATTTCATGAAGAAGTTGTATCGAGCATTAAAGATACCTTCTTCGAGATTAGATCCGCAAGATACGTTTAAAGACGGTCAAGAAATTCTTAGAGAAGAATTAAAATTTGCAAGATTTATTATAAGAATGCAACAACAAGTTGCTGCGGGATTTAAAAATGGATTTATCACACATCTTCAATTAAAGGGATTGTGGTCTGATTTTAAATTAAAAGAACAACATTTTGATTTAGAATTTAATGTTCCAACTAACTTCTATGAATTAAGAGAAAGTCAAAAATTAGAAATGAAGGTTCAAAATTTCGGTAATATGTCAAGTAATCAAAGTATATCACCCTCTTATGCACAGAAGAAATATTTGGGATGGTCTGATATTGACGTAAAAGCCAATAGAGAATTCTTAAGAAAAGATAAAGAGTTTGCTT